CCATTTTGATATGGGGGTGTCTTCACTATACTCTACCACGATTTTAATTATGACGTTCGTAGTGAGTTAAAAGCTTTCCTAACTATATAGTTAGTTGCAAACGTTAAAGAGAATGCCAGGTGGATTACTTAATATCGTCTCCGAAGGACAAGGGAACATTATACTGAACGGTAACCCGCAAAAGACGTTCTTCAACAGCACATATAAGACGTATTCCAATTTTGGAATGCAGAAGTTCCGGATAGACTTTGATGGTCAGCGGACACTGCGGATGTCGGAGTCGTCTACTTTCCGCTTCTACATTCCACGATACGCTGAGTTATTGATGGATACATATATGGTAATAGACCTTCCTACGATTTGGAGCCCTATAGTTCCACCGCAAGATTGCAGCGGAGTGTGGCAACCATACGACTTCAAATGGATTGAGAATCTGGGGACTCAGATGATTGAAAGCGTTGAATTGAGTGTGGGTGGCCAAGTACTACAGAAGATGAGCGGACAATACCTTTACAATCTAGTTGAGCGTGACTGGAGCGCCGAGAAGAAACAGCTATATTACCAGATGACAGGTAACACCCCCGATTTGAATGACCCTTCTAATGCTGATGGTCGTAATGGACAGTACCCTAGTGCTTACTACACTACCTCTACATTAGGCCCGGAGCCAAGCATTAGAGGCCGACAGTTATTTGTACCGATTAACGCGTGGTTTACTTTGTCTAGCAAACAGGCTTTTCCGTTGGTATCCACACAGTACAACCAATTGGTTATAGATATCACCCTTCGCCCTGTAGCAGACTTGTTTGTTGTGCGTGACTTGGATGACCCGGATGGCAACTATATTCGCCCTAACTTAAATGACCCCAGGTACTCATTCTACAAGTTCTTGCAGCCTCCCCCTTCTATAGAGTTGCAGGCAGACGACTATTCAGATAGGCGGACTAATTGGAATGCCGCGGTTCACCTTAACGCCACTTATGTGTATCTGTCGCAAGAAGAAGTTCGCAGGTTTGCATCATTGCCACAGAAATACCTTATCAAGGAGGTCTATGAGTACAATTTCAACAACACCACTGGGACAGGTAAAGTGGATTTGGACTCTCTTTCTGTAGTTGCAGATTGGATGTGGTATTTCCAACGAAGCGACGCTAAGCTTAGGAATCAGTGGAGCAACTACACAAACTGGGCTTATGACGGAGTGATGCCGTCGCCCTTACGTCTTGCCAATAATAGTGACCCTGCTCTCACATCCCTTACTTGTGGTCCTGTGACGTCTTATACACCCGCAGTTAACCCGCTTACTGACTCAAGCTCCAACCTTTACATCACTGGAGACTACTCACCTGATAACCAGCAGCGTATATTGGAAACGTGGGGAATCGTAATGGATGGCAAATATCGCGAGAACCCATTCCCAGCGGGTGTGTTCGATTATGTGGAGAAGTATGTCCGGACAGGCGGGTATGCCAAACCGGGTCTCTATTGCTACAATTTCAATCTTAACACTAGCCCATTTGACTTGCAGCCATCCGGCGGTATGAATGTGAGCAAATTCCGCAACATACAGTTTGAGTATAAGACATATTACCCTCCAATGGACCCCTCAGCACAGTTCTATACCGTGTGCGACCCTGAAACCGGTGTGCCTATTGCTGTGAACAAACCCACTTGGCGGGTGTATGACTATACGTATGATTTGCACGTGATGGAAGAGCGGTATAATGTTGTGTTGTTTGAGAGCGGAAATGCGGGGTTAATGTTCGCTAGATAAGGGTAAGGATGAACACTAGAGTGGGCACGATGACACCAAATAATACATCGGAGAATGGTTTCGCGTATGTATTATTCACAAGAGTTAGCGGGGGGTACGCCACAGTCGTAGAACACACCTGTCACAGTCTTCCGGCAGCCAGATTTCTCAGGAACCTCCGCGGATTCTATGTTGGCTAAAGACCAGGGATTATGCATTTCAATATTCGGGAATGCAGAAAGCGGTATACCGTCTATTGAAGGAATGAGATTTACTTGCTTACGGCCGTACAGTGCAGTGTTGGGTGCGAGCATTTGAACGTTGAAACTGCCTACTTTAGGTGTCTGGCGTTCACTATTATTGGGTAGGCTCTCGTTTTCCAGATTAGCCGGAATATTTCCATGTTCCGCATTCTTGGGTATATCTTCAAGTCCTACTTTCTCAGTGCTGTCACGGAGCATCGGCGACTCTGACATATTTTGCATGTGCTCTATCATAGCCCTTCTGTAGCCAGCACGAACAGCACCAGACAGGAAAAATACTAATCCTGTCATCAAAGAAAGAATTACAATTACGAATAATGAGTCCTGCAGAAGTAAAATGATATTCGCCATTACGTTTTGTTCAACTATAGTATACTGAGAAAGCAATTATTCTGTCCACATATTATAGGTCATGTCATCAGAATCAGAAAAACAAAATACGGAAGGCAACCAAGAAGTGAAGAAGAACAATTGGAAAGGGTTTGGCAAGTCTATCTTGTCTGCATTTATCACAACTTTCATTTGGGCTATCATTGGTTGCAATTTTATGTTCTTGCAGAGATATGTGGCCGATGGAGGTGAATATCTCGGAACATTGTTCCCTGATGACCCGAACAAGGCTCCTTATTCTTCTGGAGACGGGTCACCGAAGATTGTGAGGCAGTTTAAGGCGAGCGGACTTAAATCGTTTTCTAAGCTGAAGTCCAAACGAGATGTTACAAAGGCAGGGCTTATGTCGGGTGTAAAGCGTTCTAGCTCTAAAGCAGGTTCAGATGTCGTTAAGACACAACAAGACACACAATCTCCTGTCGTTACCTCTCAGACGTCACAAGACACACAAAACGAAACGAACCAGGCTCCGCCTAAGAAGGTGACTGAGAAGACGCCACTTCTTCAGGCGGTGGACTATCCAGGTGATGAGTCAGAGCGGACGGGCCAAGCAGGAGGGAGTGCAAGCACGGCCGACCCAAAACGGGTGAAAATGCTGGACAAGCTATCAGGCCTCAGTAGTTACAGCTCTCCATATACTTTGAAGGATAGCCAAGAGGGGCTGGTGGGCGATTTCAAGGCATGGATCGCAGAAAGTATTGAGTTCTCTTACGTGAATGGGCGGAAGGCGATAAACACGATGTTGAACGGTGGAGATATGCTCAGCGAATCAGTATCACCTGCACTCGTTCTCCTTCTTTCAGTGCCTCTTGTAGCATTACTTACGTCTGTTGTCCCATTCTATGGACTCTTCAGCACGCTAATCGGTGAATTCCAAGCACCTAACAAAGGATGGGTTTGGGCGTTGGTATTCTTGTTCGTCCTCGGGTTTGACTTTATCCTTGCCGGTGTGGTTGGTTTCTGGCAGACTATTCAAGTGTTCTTTACTTTCTTGTTGTTGCCACTTGTGGCCAATGCTTCTAACGTATTCTCCATTATGGGTGAACATTATGCATTCTTTACGGGTATGTTTGGTCTGATGGTGGTGTCCAACGCGTTCTCGTATTTGCGTATTGAAGCAAGTATCACTATGTTCCTGACATACGTATTCCTCGTGTGGAAAACCTGGAAACAAAAATAGTTTGTGAAGAATTCATTGATGACGGAAAAATGGATAAAGATAAAGTGCTGTAACACATTATATTTATCATACGAGTTTGGTTTACTGAGAATGGCTAGAAAAGGTAAGCACAGGTTACAAAGACCGTTAACATCGTCTTCCGCGAGTCCTAGGAAACCATTCGTGTCCGTATGCACCCCGACGTTCAACAGGCGACCTTTTATAAAGGCGATGGTTGACAACTTCTTGCGTCAGGATTATCCCCGTGACAGGATGGAATGGATTATTGTTGATGACGGAACTGACAAGATTGAGGACTTGGTGAAAGACGTTCCGTGTGTCAAGTATTACCACTACGCTAAGAAGATGTCGTTGGGTAAGAAGCGGAACTTGATGCACGAGAAAACCAGTGGCGAGATTTTGGTGTATATGGATGATGACGATTACTATCCGCCCTGCCGAGTCTCACACGCTGTAGAAACATTGCAAAAGAACCCTGATGCTTTGTGCTCCGGAAGCAGTGAGATTTACATTTGGTATAATGGTCTCAACAAGATGTATCAGTTTGGTCCATATGGGCCTCGTCACGCAACCGCAGGCACTTTTGCATTTAGGCGCAAGTTGCTTCGTGAGCACAAGTATGATGATCACGCGGCGTTGGCCGAAGAGCGTTCGTTCCTCAAGGCTTATACGGTTCCGTTCGTTCAGCTTGACCCGCTGAAGACTATCTTGGTGTTTTCTCACGAGCATAATACATATGATAAGCGTAAGTTGCTGGAGAACCCACACCCTGGGTATGTGAGGGAATCACCCAAGACGGTGAATATGTTTGTCAAGGAATCCGACGCCAAGAAATTCTACACGGAAGACATTACCAGCGTTCTACAAGACTACGAACCAGGGCGCCCAGAGATGAAACCAGATGTATTGGAACAGACTAAGAAGTTGGAGGAGTTCAGGCAGAAGGAATTGGAGCGGATGGTTGCGGAGCAAGAAGCCCGTGCGAAGAACCAGACAACGATTGTGTATACATCGCCAGATGGCACAAAGAAAGAGATGACGAATGAAGAGATAGTGACTTCGCTTTCGGCCCAGCATAGACGGATATATGAGTTGGAAGAACGTCTTGAAGAGCTTGAACGATTGCTTGAGGAGAAAGATAGCGAGTGTGGACGTCTAATGGGTTTGAACCAGCTCATTACGAAGCGACTCGCGGAGAGGATAGACCTTGTCGCGAAAGAAATACCTACAGAGTCAGATGTTATCACAGACGAGTTGTTTGGCTAATGTAACTTATATGACAGACTTCCGAATAAGTGTTGCAAATACACTTAAAGCGTTAAAACATTGTATTGTATCCTAGTATAACATTTGGTAGTTCGGATTTGTAATGGTATCTGTTAGTGTATCAGTTTCTAATGCGGGAGCATCAGGCTCAACGCCAACCCAAAATGGCACGGCTTCTAAGTCGTTTGATAGAAGAGGGAATGCTTACCCATCTAATATTACAGGTAATCGCATTGTGAATGCAGAGACAGGTGTAACTACTGATTATCGTGTTGGTTCACTTGATGAGTACTTGTTCTTCAAGGTTGCCGACTCTACACGACGTAATTCAAATGGCGATGCCGATATTTACTTCTATGATTCACCCGAGCATTACCTCAGACATCGCTTTTCTCGGGTTCGCTACAGCACTAAGAGCAGGAGCGGAAGTGCAAAGCGTGAAAAGCTTGATAAGGAAAGGAAGGATGAGTTGTTGACCAACGCGGAGAATGCAATGGTTCATTGGGACCTTGTGGACTCCCGTGGTGCACCTGTAGATAACTTCGCCAGGGCATATATGCAGCCTCGTATTAATCCTGCATACCAGGCAATGTGGACTGCTCGTCGTGCAAACCGTCTCAATTTACTCACTGTCATTGGTGACGACGAGTGATGACGTGTAAAACAATACTAAGCAATAAATGCGATAACTCTTTACTCGTATAGACTAATTACTTGTTCACATTCATATACTTATAAGAATGTGAGCTAATCCAACCCAGCCAAACTCAAGTCGCCCTAGATTCCGAGTGTGAGCTCCTTTAGAACTTGGGTAAGGGTCTTCTTGCTACTTGAACGTTTGCGGACGGTTCTGCGCTTTGGAAGGCGTTTGCGATGTCTCCGACTTCCGCCGCTTGTTCGTTGCCTCTTACGGGAATCACGACCATCGCTCTCACCTTCGTCGCTCTCATATTCGTCACTCTCCATACTCGCTCCCTGCGTGTTATCACCGACAGATGCTGCTAACATTGCTGCAGCCGCTTCGTATCGTTCTATATCCTGTTCGTCTTCGAATTCATCTTCCTCAACTTCAGCGTCATCGGGAGTGAGGCTTTTCAACGACAGAAGCGCTTCTACTGCTTCTATCTCTTTGTTCTGAGTATTAATTTTTTCAAACATTTCCATCCAGCCGCTCGTGTATGTCTCATAACTATCTATCTCGTTGTCAGCGTGTTCTATCGCTTTAGAAATTTTCTTGTCTCCTGATGACTTCTGCATCAGGTCAATAATTTCGCTGAAGGCAAGTTTCGTCATAGCGTCACCGTCACCCTTACTTTCATTGTTAATCATTTGTATCGCTTCGGCGAACTCTTTAGGGAACATCGGCACAACTGCTACGCCCATCTTCAAACCTTCATCAGCATTTTTCTTCTTGAATAGACCGACTGTTTGAACAAACGCATTCAGTATTTTGTTAGTTTTGGCAGTTGCTGGTGGGTGCTCCCGAAGACGCTTCAATACGTAGGTAATTACCTTGGCTCTCGCAAGGGCTTCTTCCGGACGCATCTGTTTGTAGTAGCATAGATTGTCAAACATCAGTCTGAGTGTGAAAACCCACTGCCTAACACTTTCCGGTTCGTAACTGTCCGTAGCCAACTGAGTGTAGGTCTTCTGTAGAGTGACTGTGAGCGAAGCCCCTGCCAGCTCGTTCTGGTTCAGGAACGATAACATACCCTCAACATCAACGATGATTGTAGGCATCTTACGTATAACACTAACCAGGTCAATATCTACGTCAATCATTTGGATGGACGATTTGTCAACTTCTTTGGCGTCTCCATCTTCTTCATCGCCTTCACCCGCTTCCACGCTAGTGTCTGCCGCGCTTTGGCTCGGTGTCTCCTCTTCATCTTGTTCCATCGGAGTAGCTTCTGGTTTGTAAGTCCCAGCATCGGTTTCAACTAATTTGGTCTCAATAAACTTCCTCACGGGTGCACTCAAATTGGAAACTCCGTAAAGGGCTGTTCCGGGGGAGCGAGTGGTCTTAGCAATTGTTTGAAGAACCACATTTGCAGATTGTTGAAGGCCTACCAAACCCGCCATAACGTCAAATGTGTTCAACTGAACAGTGGACGCAACAATTGGACGCTTGTACGTTTTGTAAAATGCGTCTGCGGCGACAAGGAGGCTACCCTGGGTTGGACCCTTCGGGTTTTCTGCATAAGGACGGTATGTTGAACGACCAAAGGTTCCTGCTGAACTGTCCGAAGCACACTTACCACCTTCACAAGTAAAACATTCCATCGTGTCATTCAGGAATTGTGCGACCTTCACTTGGAAGAAATCTCCTACAGTCTTCTGGAAGAGCTCACCGAATGATTTACGCAAGTCCTGTGGGGTGAAACCAGCACCACGTTTATTCGCGTCAAGTTGTAATGCTGCATTCCCAACAACAGTTTGTAGCCAATTTGCGAGACAGTCGTGCATAGGAGCTGCACGTGCCATTCCTGCTGTTCCGCTAAGGCACTTGAGTTGGGCCTTGTAATCTTTTGAATGCGACACTATACAAGATTTCTCTGCTGCTGTCTCCTTCTTAGAACCCGCTTGCGGGTCACAAGCACCTTTTGTGTCACTCTTGTCCCCCTTAGCGAACACTTCGTCTATTATTTGGGTCCGCCATTTGTTCAGAACGGCAGCTACTGAAGCACCAGACTTGACATCTTGCTCTGAGTCGCCCGACACGCTTATTTCAATTGTCTCTTTGTCTCTGGTTCCTGATGGGGACACTACCAGCTTGGAGTTGTTGGAGCAACCTTGCATGACAATGTCGGTCAGATACAAGTCTATTGTTGGCACCCATATGGCCTCGTTCAGCCCACCGTTGTCCTTCTTGCCAGCTTCACGTTCTCTGATGGGGGGTATAGAAGCTTCTCTCATACACCGCTCCGCCAACCGAAGGTTGAAAACAACCGTCAAAACCATTTTGATACTGAGACCCAATTGATTAGCCTGGGCATTATCTTTGACTTCAGGAATCACTTCTTTTTTCCATAGAAGGGACACGTAGTTCTGAACGCTCTTGTTTTCAATAGGCTTGGAAGATTTCTCTTGTCTCAGCAAAAGGAATGTTACGAACTTTGACCATGAAGGTGTAGACATTCCGGACGGGAAGAATAGTGCTTTTGGGTTAACTTCATTCGCTTTCGTTTTCGGTATCTTCTCAAACAGTGTCTCTTCAATCACTTTCTGGAACTTCGTGATCAAAGTCTCCTTACTGATCTGATAAACTTTCAGACGGCTCAAAAGCCACTCATTTGTGATACCCTTCAATTGTACCGCAAGTGTTTGACGCTGCCCGCGTATATTTTGGACACGCTGCATCTGTTCATAGTAGCTTGGGAACAACACCTCGTCGCCAAAAGGAATAAAATTAGTTGTCTTCGCGTCTTTGGCGGCATAGAAAGAGAAGTTGTAAAGGTAGTCCAGCGGAAGCTCAGAGCCAATCGTACTTATGTGTTGAGTATCCTTATTCTTAAGTGCGGTAGAAAGTGTGTTTTGGATATCCTTTATCTGTTTTTCAGTTCCTGGCATTCCTTCCGTAATGTTCGCATCCATAACGTCTTTGTTGGTAAACAATGTTGACGCTTTCTCAGTTCCTCCAACCAGATACTTCACGAAGGCAGTGGCCCAGCCATTCCTACCGTTATAATCCAACACGTCTTTATCGCTCATAGCTCCGATGATGTTTGAACCAATCGCCATCTTGGACACTAAGTTAGCCGTGTCCTTGAAGTAGAGTTTGTTTGGTCCTATGCTCACGGTAACAAAATCTTTCCACTCCTTGCTTTGGTCTTTAGTAGCAATTGGGACACCATTGCCCTTGGGACCCACTGAACCGAAACGAAGGTTGAACTTCCGGTAAAAGTAGTCATAGCACGACGCCTGCTTTGTTGCGATTCGCTCTAATAGCTCCTCGCGTGCTTTGGTTCCTTTGTCATACAGTTCCGGAGGGGTTTGGAGTTTCTTAGCGGCAGCGTCATAACGCTCTGCAGTTGATTTGATTGGGACAAGGTTGAACTTGTTGCCTTCGCCAACTGAAAACACAAAACGATTGTTCAAAGAGAATGTAGCAGGTAACTGTGTGGCAGATTTCAATGCGTCTTCCACCACAAACATTGGCTTGGACACAGAGTTGTCGTTGTCAGGGAGGCGGTTCATACCTGTTGGGTCTTCCTCTCCTATTGAAGTGAGTGTCATATTAGAAGCATTTGCTACACTGGATGTCTCGCTAGCGGCATCGAAATCTTGGCCTTCTCCACCACGTTGCGGAGTTGTTGTGGCGGGTGTATACTGTTCCCAAGAACCAAGTGCATCTGTATAATCGGGTGGACTTCCGAGGTTGATAGCCTTGATAGCCGCTTCAGTGAACGACTGAATATTGGCCCCATCGCGAGCATCAGAGTAAGTCTTGAATACATTCGCGGTAGTAGTATTCGCCTGTAGCAGAGTCTGAACGCGAATTTGGTGGTCTAGGAACCCACCGAAAAAGTAGTTGGATGGAAGACCTCCGCCACCGCCGGCAATCTTTTTGACATCAGTTATCACGGAGCCTTGTTTTGGTGGGACAGGCTTTGAGACAGGGTCCCCGGTCTTTGTCACTGGGTTGTAGTCAAATGTCAGAACACCATTGTTTTCACCCTGACGTGTGATAAGGTCATAAAAGAATCCGTGCGCTTTCTCTATGATTCCTGCGGCTGAAAGATAGCTTTTCTTGGGGGCCTTACCTTCTTGTTGCGCTAGTCTTGCATTTGCAGCGGACGCAGTTGCAGCAGCCGCGCGGGACGGTCTTCTAGGTGCTGGTTTCTGAGTTCTAGGTGCTGGTTTCTGAGTTTGACGATCCCTTTTTCTGCCAGCATCGCCGCCTGTCATCGTGTATCCGTGCTGCTCATTGAAGTATTTAATGATCTGGCGAAGAGTGTATCCACATTCAGACCAATACCCACCGAATACCGAGTCAAATACCATAATGAGGTATTCAACGTCGGTCTTGGAGTCATTTGTCATCACGGAGCTTTCTGGAAAATCGTGAATCATATCAAAGAAGAAACCGATAATCAAGTTCTCACTCAGCGGGACGAAAAGGTCCTGCTCAAGAACATCTGATTGAGAGGTCATGTCTTTAGATGCAGAGCCTAATGGTGT